AAAAAAAAAAATAAATCCCACCAGCGATCGCTAGGTCGTTGATGTTTTAAGTTAAGAAATGAAATCCTTTCGTACCTCGGGGTTGGGTCGGCCAAAGCTGTTGTCTTTGAGCTTCAGTTCTACCTCGAATGTCGAAGTTTTGGAGAAGGGTTTCTTCAAACGTCGGGAAATCGGTTAGTTTTGGTAACGCGATCAGTTCGAAGATTTTCTCTTCAACTTTTGGTAGTCTAGGAGTGATACCTAATACATGAACCAAAAAAACAAAGATATCCTTGAGGGCAAGGTAATGTTGAAATGAACATCCCATTAATGCACTTGCAAGTCCGCAGCATGCAGCAGCGGTTTCTTCGTCGTTCCGTCGTCGCTCCGGATGGAGCAGGTGAGCGAGTACCTCGTTTGGATCTCGAATTGAGAATCCACCGTGGTAAGTGTAACTAAGCACTTCTATGCCGTTGAACCATTCGCCGTGACTTGTTTTGTCAGGTGAAATAGTAGCATTGAAACGCTTCTTCGCGTGAAAAGAGACCTTTTCCAGAAATGGAAGGAAGTCAACTTTCTCTGGGAAGGTTACGATTGAGTCGTCACCTTGAAAAAGAGCTTGAAAATGCTCTGATTCAATGTTGATTCCGGAAGCAGATAGGCAAGTGAGTAGCATCACAGCGTTGACAAATGAGTCAAGGAGTTGCGTCTGTTGAAAGCCAGAAGCGATTCCGTTGAACGTCCATTCGTACATATTACCAGATTCGGCAATGATGGGTGTGTGCTTAATTGAATGAGTCATCCAATCCCACAGTCTCTGTATCCTCTCGGGGTCAGTTTTCGAATAAATATATGAATAGTCCTTAGATTCTGAAGGTTCGTAGCCTGAATCAAAATCAAACCATGATCTCCACATGTCGTGGACATCGTCTATAAGCTCATGAAGCGCATTGTGATCGAATCCGCTCCAGTCAGTTGAAATTACTGACGAGATATGCTTACGTCCTAATCTAGTTACGAGTTTCTGCCAACCGGCACGAAATGTCTCATAACCCCACAAAAGTGGTCCTGAGTGTAGAGGTCTGTTCTGGTACTCACGTTGTAAGTTCCAAATGAACATGTTCTCTGCCATCAGTAATAGTTTGGG